GAATGGTATACCTCTGGACCAAGACAGCGTTTACAGCCTGGTGGAGCTATTATATTAGTTATGACTAGGTGGAGTTCGCTAGATCTTACAGAAAAGCTACTAGAGGCACAAAAAGAAGAGTTGGCTGACCAGTGGGATATTGTAGAGTTTCCTGCTATTTTTGAAGATTCTGGTAATCCTTTGTGGCCTGAGTTTTGGAATATAGATGAACTTAACAAAGTAAAAGCTTCACTCCCTACACAAAAATGGAATGCCCAGTGGATGCAAACCCCAACTGCAGAAGAAGGTTCTATAATTAAACGTGAATGGTGGAGAGCGTGGGAGTATGATTCCTTGCCGCCTGTAAAATATATCATTCAAAGTTATGATACTGCCTACAGTAAAAAGCAAAATAGTGACTACTCTGCTATTTCTACCTGGGGTGTATTTAATCCTACACCTGATGACCCAGATTCTATTATTTTGCTGGATGCACAAAAAGGTAGGTGGGACTTTCCTGAACTTAAACGGGTAGCTTACGAAGAATATAAGTATTGGGATCCTGACATGACTTTGGTTGAAGCAAAAGCATCTGGTACGCCACTTACACACGAACTGCGTAGATTAGGTATTCCTGTAGTAAATTATTCTCCAACCAGAGGACATGATAAATCAACAAGGATGCACTCTGTTGCACCTATATTTGAATCTGGGTTAGTTTGGGCACCACCAAAAAAGTTTGCAGAAGATATGATTGAAGAATGTGCAGCCTTTCCTTTTGGTAAAAATGACGATTTATGCGATACTATGTCTCAAGCCCTAATGCGTTTTAGGGAGGGCGGTCTGGTTTCGCTACATGATGATTATGCAGACGAAGAAAGAGCGGTAATTAAAAGGGCATATTACTAATGGCAATAGAAAAAGAAACAAATAATATACCAACATCAGAGAATACTTTAGAAGGTACTGAAGATATGACAGTTGCCATAGAGGCAATAGAAGAGGCTGGACAGGAGGACTTTGAATTACAAGAAGACGGTAGTGCTATTTTAGGTGGTATGGATGACATGCCAATAGATGATGGCTTTGGGTCTAATTTAGCTGAGTTTTTAGATGACAATCAACTTAATACAATATCTATAGAATTAACAGCAGGTATTGAAAAAGATAAATCTTCAAGAGAAGACTGGGAAAAAACTTATACAGACGGTCTTAAATACCTAGGCATGAAGTTTGATCAAGAAAGGTCAGAGCCTTTTGCTGGTGCATCTGGTGTCATACATCCTTTGTTAGGTGAAGCTGTCACTAATTTTCAAGCTCAAGCTTATAAAGAGTTATTACCTTCTGGCGGTCCTGTAAAAACGCAAGTAGTTGGCAAATACGATTCAGTAGTAGAAGAACAAGCACAAAGAGTTGCTGATTTTATGAACTATCAAATTGTGCATGTTATGGAAGAGTTTGATGAAGAGTTAGATCAAATGCTTTTTTATCTACCTTTAGCAGGCTCTGCGTTTAAAAAAATATATTATGATGAAAACCTTGGTCGTGCTGTATCTAAATTTATAGCACCAGAGGATTTAATTGTTCCTTATTTCTCAACTGACTTAGAAACCTGTCCTAGAATTACAAATGTAGTAAAAATGCCTGAAAATGAGCTTAAAAAGCTGCAAGCTATAGGTTTTTACAAGAAAGTTGATGTAAGTAATAGTTATTCTCCTGAAAATAGCCAAATACAAGAAGAAATAGACGAATTATCAGGCTTAGAACCTAGTTATGATCTGGGTGAAGTATCTGTTTTATACGAAGTACACTGTAATTTAGATATAGATGGTTTTGAAGATGTGGATGAAAACGGTAACATGACTGGTGTAAAGCTACCTTATATCGTAACTATAGATGCTAGCAGTAATAGTGTCTTGAGTATTTACCGTAATTATGCAGAAAATGACCCATTACGTAAAAAAATAGAGTATTTTGTGCACTTTAAGTTTTTACCTGGCTTAGGATTCTATGGATTTGGCCTAACACACATGATAGGCGGTCTTTCAAAGGCCTCTACAAGCATATTAAGGCAGTTAATTGACGCTGGTACCCTTGCAAACTTACCCGCAGGGTTTAAAACGCGTGGAATTAGGATTAGAGACGAAGATACACCCTTACAACCAGGTGAATTTAGAGATGTTGATGCTCCAGGTGGTATTTTAGGACAAGCTATACAGCCATTACCCTTTAAAGAACCTAGTCAGACACTTTTAAGCTTATTAAATTTACTGGTAAATGCGGGACAAAGGTTTGCATCTATTGCTGAAATTAACGTGGGTCAAGGTAATCCAAACGCTCCTGTTGGTACAACATTAGCCTTGCTTGAAAGATCTACAAAAGTGTTGTCCGCTATACATAAAAGACTACATAACTCACAAAAGAAAGAATTTCGTATTCTCTCTAATGTATTTCAAGAATATTTACCGCAAGAGTATCCTTATAACGTAGCAAATGCTAATAACAGTATTAAATTAACTGATTTTGATGAAAGAGTTGATATTTTTCCTATATCTAACCCAGATATATTTAGTCAGTCTCAACGTATTGCTATGGCACAAGAAATGATGCAATTAGTGCAATCTAACCCAGAAGTACACGGCGCAGCAGGTATTTATGAGTCATATAAACGTATGTATGCTGCTATTGGAGTGGACAATATAGAACAAATATTAATGCCGCCTCCATCAACCGAACCACAACCACAAGAAGCTGGTTTTGAAAATAACGCATTATTACTGGGTAATCCTGCCAAAGCTTTTCCAGAACAAAACCATGATGCACATATTGCAACACACATGAGTTTATTAAATACACCTCCTGTTCAAATGAACGCACAGGTCCAAGCTTTAATACATGCACATATTATGGAGCATTTACAAATGAAAGCTGATATTGTAGCCCAACAACAAATGCCACCAGAAGCTATGCAGCAGTTCCAGCAATTGCAACAGCAAGCTCAACAAGTTAGCCCAGCTGAACAGCAAGCTATTATGCGAGAGGCTAATAATTTGTTAGCACAATTTTCTGCACCAATTATGTCTCAGCTTATTGCCGAATATACATCTAAAATAGCATCTCCTGATGACGAAGATCCATTAGTAGCTATAAGAAAACAAGAGTTAGCTCTAAAAGGACAAGAATTGGCTATGGAGCAACAACAATTTGTAGCACAAGAAAATAGAAAAGCACAAGACGCTGCAACTAGAGCTCAAATAGATCGAGAAAGAATTGACACATCAGAAGAAATTGCTGAAATGCGTGATGAAACAGCTAGAGCTAGACTAGATCAACAACGTGAATTTAAAAATTTAGATTTACTTACCAGAAATTAATAGTTGCAAAATTTAATTTAAGTATTCATAATACCAAACATGATTAAAAGAACAGAAATCAATCAACAAAAAACACCTACTGTAATGAAAAATAAAAATCCTTACAGTAACAAAGGCAGTGTGTCTTTGAAAACAAACCAAGGAACTTTTGATACAAATGTAAAACCTAAGCCTGGTATGGGCAAAGGTAAAGCTAGAGGTATGGGTATTGCAGAGTTTGGCGGTAAGTTTTCTGGTGTTTATTGATGGATGCGGTTTGGCTTGCTAAAAAGTTTTTAAAAGAAATAGAAGCAAGGCGAGAAGACACTAAAGATGCTATGTTAGCAGGTTGTAGTGATTTTTCTCAGTACGAGTTTTTGCGTGGGCGGTACAGTTCTCTCGCTGACGCAGAAAATATATTTAGAGAGCTGCTAGGGAAAAACATACAAGATGACATCAAAGATACAGGTTCCTGATCACGTAGCAAAGTCCATAGAGGCAGAGCAAAAACAAAAAAATAACGAAACAGTAAAAAAAGATGTTGTAAAATCACAAGAAAATTCTGCATACGTAAAAGAATCCGCACGAGTTTTAGATCCAACATTATTAGAAAAATCATTTTTAGATCGCATGCCACAGCCAACAGGGTGGAGAATATTAATATTGCCTTATGCAGGCAAAGCGGTAACAGAAGGGGGGATACATTTAGTTCAACAAACAGTAGATAGAGAGTCTTTAGCTACGGTTGTTGGATATGTAGTAAAAATGGGTCCTGATTGTTATAAGGATGCAAGTAAATTTGGTCATCCTTGGTGTCAGGAAAAACAATGGGTATTAATAGGAAGATATGCTGGAGCTAGATTCAAACTTGGAGATGAGTCTGAGTGCCGTATCATAAATGATGATGAGGTTATTGCTACCATATGTGATCCTGATGATATTCTTGCAGTATAAGGAGAAATAATGTCTGAAGAAGCAATAAAAAACGAAGAAGTAATTGAAGAGGGTGAAATAGTAGAACTTGAAGATAGCGTTGAGTCTGCTGATGCCCCAGAGGAACAAAATGAAATAGTACAAAATGCAGAAGAAGATGTTGTGTCTGAACCTGAATCTGATAAAGAAGAGTTACAAGACTATTCAGATAAAGTACAAAAAAGAATAAATACTCTAACTAGAAAGCTAAGAGAGGCTGAAAGAGGTCAAGATTCTGCTTTGCAATATGCTCAATCATTACAGCACAAAGTTAGTAGACTTGAAACTTCTGTAAATACGGTTCAACAAAATAGTTTGACAGAATCAGAAACTAGATTAGAAGCGCAAAAAGCGCAAGCCATGGCATCTTTACAAAAAGCACATGAAGTTTCTGATTACGAAAAAGTTGCTCAAGCACAAGATGTTTTAGCTAAATTAGCAGTGCAAGAGCAAAAAGTGCAAGAGGGTAAATTAAATATTGCACGACAAAAAAATATAGTAGATCAAAATGCGTATAATTATGCACAACAACCAGCTCAACAACAAAGTACTTTTTCTTCTAAAATGCAAGAATGGATTGATAATGGTAATGGATGGTTTTTAAATAATCCAGTCATGCACGAAAGTGGCGTTCAAATACATCAAGAATTAGAAGATGAGGGTTTTGAAATTGAAAGTGATGAATATTTTACCGAGGTTAATAAAAGAATTAAGGTTAAACACCCTAATTATTTTGGAGAAACTGTGCAAAATAAGCCATCACAAAAGGTTGCTTCAGCTGGTAGAGTAAGCGGTAATTCTGGTAAAAAACAGATAAAACTGTCTCCAAGTGAAGTTCATATGGCAAAAAAATTAAACGTACCTTTGAAAGAGTACGCAAAATATGTTAAAAGGTAA